TATCTTACTGCAAAATACAAGAAAAGATCAGAAGCTGGTAAAAAAGGTGGACTTGCTAAAAGCAAAAACCAAGCACCTATACCTATACCTAATCCTATACCTAATAATAATAAATATGATCCTGTCTTTGAGAATCTATGGAGTAGTTTAAATAGAAAAAAAGGCTCAAAATTTCAAGCTCATAAAATCTGGCTAAAACTATGGTCTAAAGGTATTTTGAAAGAAACAGATACGCCAGAACTTATAAATGCTTACAATAATCAAACTAAAAATATACAAGATGACACATTTATACCACATTTTACAACATGGCTAAATCAACATAGATGGGAAAATGACGAAAAACAAGAAATTCCAGATTTAGTAAAAAGATTGGAAGATTTAGGATATGTGCACTATGCTAGAGATGGAAATATACAAAAATTTATGAAAGATGGAAAATATTATAAAGTTGATGTATATGATGAAAAACATCAATTAGTATTAGATAATGAAAAAGAAAAAAGCGAAATACAGGCACATTGAAATCAATAAAAAGAAATATTACTTTTATTCAATCATATGGCACGATATTTTAGGAGATTCAGGACATGCTTCAGAAAAAGAATTTAAGGCTATGAAACCAGCTCAAATGACAACTAATGCTTATGTATTTAGTAAAGATAAGAAAGAATTAAAAACTTTTTCTAGCTTTGATGATGAAACTTTTTCTGATAGAAATGTATTTCCTATAGGCTGTATTATAAAAATGGAAAAAATTCTTTTATGAAGATTGAATTAATACCTTTAGAATCTTTAACACCATACATAAATAATCCACGAAAGAGTCTCAATGTTGACAAAGTTGCGGCATCAATCAAAGAGTTTGGATTTCAACAACCTATAGTAATTAATCCAGATAAAACTATTCTTGCTGGACATACTAGATATTTTGCATCTAAAAAATTAGAATTGAAACAAGTTCCTTGTGTGATAGCTGAATTAGATGATACGAAACAAAAAGCATATAGAATAGCAGATAATAGAGTTTCCGAAGATAATCAGTGGGATTTTCCATTATTAAATTTAGAAATAGAAGATTTAAAAAAAGATAATTTTAGTTTGCCTGTATTAGGTTTTACAGAAGAAGAATTAAAAAAATTTATGTCAGTAGATACATTCAATCCTACTGATAAAGACGATCAATCAGATATAGACGAAGCATCTGAAAAATGCGAAGCTTGTGGACAAACATTACCTAAATAAAGATTTATATATTGATTATTGTTCACAAAAAGCTAGTGAATATTCTGTATATAAATGGCATTATTCAAAGCGAATGCCTAAATCTAAATTAGTAAGATTCGGAGTATGGGAAAAAGGCGAATTTAAAGGATCTGTAATATATGGATTAGGTGCTAATCCTAAATCAGGCGCATTTTTACAAGTTTCTAATTTTGAATGTCCAGAATTAGTAAGAGTTGCATTAGCTCAACATAAAAACCCTGTATCTAAAATAGTTTCATATACCTTAAAAAAATTAAAAAAAGATTATCCTAAATTAAAAGCAGTTGTATCATATGCAGATCCAGAACAAGATCATAAAGGTAAAATATATCAAGCTATGAATTGGTATTATATTGGTGAAACATCTAAAGCTAAAGTATATATTGTTAATGAAAAAGAAGTTCACAGTAAAACAATTTCAGATAGAATAAGATTTAATAAATTAGATAAAAATCACAACTTAGACTATAAAATAACTAAAGGTAAATACAAATATGTTTATTTATTTGATAAGAAGTTATTTAATTTAATAAGAGATAAAATACAAAAATATCCTGCGTGAGCTTTAGAAGGTCTTTTGATACCCTCAATAGATAAGGTGGTGCGATTCCAACCCTCACGCTCCATATTGCAATTATCTTAAAAAAGACATAAAAAGGACAAAATGGCAAGACCAATTAAAAGAGTAGATGTAGAAACTATAAAGAAATTAGCGCAATTGCATTGTACATATCAAGAGATTGCAGAGTTTGTAGGCGTTTCAACAAAGACATTACAGAGGAGTTATGTCCACTATATAAAAAAGGGACGAGAGCTGGGCAAAATAAGTTTAAGAAAAGCACAATTTGAAAAAGCTTTAGGTGGTTCAGTTCCAATGATGATATGGCTAGGTAAACAACATTTAGATTACAATGAGCCATTGCCATTGATTATAGAAGCCAAAGATGTCAAAGAAAAAAGGTAATATATTTGGTAAAACAGTTCAGTATGAGAAAAAGCACAAAGGTACTTCAATAGGAAGAATTACTAGCAGATCTAAAATAAAAACAATGAATAAATCTAAACGACAAGGCAGATCTAAAAAACAAATGCGATATAGAGGACAAGGAAAATGAAACGATCTAATTTTTATTCAAATGGCGAAATGATTGATTTTAGATTACCACAAGATTTTAGAAAATCTCAAGGCAGAGAAGCATGTGGTAATTGTGGCATGTATTCTAATAGAAGATCCTTTTGTAATATTCACAAAGCTTTTCATGTGAAAGATGTCTATGTTTGTAATCAATGGAGAGAAAGACATTTTCAAAGATAATGGAATTAATTATCTATAATGATGGTACTTATTCGTTAGTCGAAGTTACTAAACAAATGATAGATCACATAAAGATTTTAGCAGATGTAGATTGCTTTTCTCTTTGTGATATTATTAGATTAGAGTTTACAGAATATTTAGATTATCCGATTAACCTACATCAGATGAAAGATGGCTCAGGTTATTTTTATGGGTGCATTTGTAGATAATTAATGCTATTTACTTTGTATGGCAAAATTCAAAGGTAGATCTGTAAAATTAAATAAACCATTTAGAACACCTGGTAAGTCTAAAAAATTCGGTGTTTATGTTAGAAATAATAGAACGAATAAAGTTCAAGTAGTAAGGTTCGGAGATCCTAACTTATCAATTAAAAAAAATAATCCTACAAGACAAAGAATGTTTTTTGCAAGGTTTCGTCCTATATTAGCCAAAGTAAAAGGGCAGAAGTCATTGTCGCCAGCATTTTGGTCTATGAAAGCATGGAGAAAAGGCTTTAGAGTATGAAGATAAATGAGAACACAAATGTTGCTTTACCAATAAGAAATTTACTAGCAATTATATTCGGTGTAGCGATAGGTGTCTGGGCTTATTTTGGAATTGTTGAAAGATTGAATAGACTAGAAACATCTGATACTTTGTTTCAAGCTGATCTATTAAAAAAAGCAGAACAAGAACCAAAAAATTTAGAGATGTTTATGTTGATAGAACATCTTTCAGGCCAGATTGAATCAATAGAAAAAGAAATAGAAGCTAGTAGATATAACAAAGTCAATATAGATCATTTAAAAGAACAAGTTGATCTGCTACAAAAGAAACTGAATGGTAACCACTAATGTTAGAAACAGTATTTGCTTTGTTAATGATTATAGATCACGAGATCAAGGAACATAGAATACAACCATCTTTGTCTGCGTGCCTTAAAGGAAAAAGGATAGCTGAGAGAAGTGCTAAGGGTACATCTGTATCTTATAAATGTATTAAATCAGAAGCAGAAATAGAAATTTATATGGGTGAGAAAAGTATAAAAAAATTAGTATTAAAATGACCAAAGAGCAAATAATTAAAAGATTAGGACTAATTAATAAATTACGCAAAGAGCTAAAAAGTAGAGGTCCTGCGGATTTAGAGATTAAGATTGCTACATTAGAAAAAGAAATAGATACTTTAAAAGCAGTTATAGATTTGAAAGATATAGAAATTAACGAAATAAAAAAAAAATTAGAAAAAAACATGCAAGATAAGTTTGAAGATGATTTAGCAAATAACACACCACATAAGGATCAGTTTAAATGAATTATATATTAACTTTTATAATGTGTTCTATTATTAATGGAAAAACAACATGTCTGCCAGCATTTCAATCCGAAGTAGAATATATTGATTCTTATGAATGTTTGTTAGATGGATATAATCAATCATATAATAAAATTGTAGAACTAGGTCGAGAAGATGTTAATGAATATAAAATTTATATAAAATTTGGATGTAATGAAAATCAGTCTAACAAGACCTCAGTTAGCAGTATCAAAATCAGATAATAGATTTAGAGTTTTAATATCAGGAAGAAGATTTGGAAAAACTTTTTTATGTATTACTGAAATGATGAAATATGCATGTCAGGTTAATAAAAATATATGGTATGTAGCACCTACTTTTAAGATGGCTAGAGAAATCGTATGGTCTAAATTAAAACAAATGCTACATGATTTTAATTGGATTGATTCAATAAATGAAACAAACTTATCAATTAAGATCAAAAAGACAGGAAGTATTATATCATTAAAAGGTTGTGAAAATTATGATGCTCTTCGTGGAGTAGGATTAGATTTTTTAATATTAGATGAATTTGCAGATATAGAAGAAAAAGCATGGACAGAAGTATTAAGAGCTTCTGTTGCAGATACTCTCGGTCATGTACT